CATCACCGTACCTGGGGCAAACGGGAAGGTTCGCTGCTGCTGTGCCTGTCCCTGGGCAGGTGGCACATAGTCGTCAGGCGTGCCCTTCTTGATGTACATGGCCAGCGCGGCGCTGATCCGTGCGGCCACACGCTCGCTCTGCTCGTAGTCCTTGATGTCCGCCAGGCGAATTACCACCGAATGCAGCAGCGGCTGGCCTCGGTTCTGACCAATGCGTTTGCGGTTGGCGATGTGAATCACCTGATCGGCCGGCACGCGCTTGGTGTTGCTCGCCCATTTCTGGCCCACCATGGCCCCCGGATGGCCATCAAGCAGGTGATAAGCCCTCACCCGCCGCCAGTTGTCGCGCTCGACGCCCTGGACGATGCCAGCGCAGTAGTCGACGTATTCAACCGGCAGGTAATCAGGCTCGAGCAGCTCGATGGCAAAGGGCACACCGTGCAGATGCGTATAGCCTGGCACCTTGCCCATGAGCATCTGCCCTAGGGCCTCCCCGTCGCGCAACCAGGTGCGGCACACCAGCCGCTCCATCTGCGGCCGCGTCAGCTCGCCAGAGGTCTCAGGCCGCAGCGACCATTCGGCCCACAGCGACTTGATGGCCGCTGCAAACGCTGTATGCACCGTGCCGTCATAACGCAGGGGAATCGGCTCGACAGCGATGCCAGGCCCGCCCACTACACGCTCCTCGAGCCGATCGAATAGACCTGTGACCAGGTCGTGGTCCTCGTCCAACTTGCGGCACTGCTCACGCAGGGATTTCAGCGAACCATGCAGCGAGCTATCGGCGTCTTTTGCCTGTTTCTTGGGCTTGTGCGTGCGCGAGGGCTTGGCGGCCTCGAAGGCCAGAATCACGCTGCGGGCACGCATGCGATCGGCAACCACGCGCGGGAAGAACGGCGCCAAGGCGCGGTCGACCAGGTCACCGATCATTCGAACGTCGCCAGGGAGTGCCCTGGACGCCCTCCGCGCGCTGCAGCAGCGGCGCGGCGCTCCCACTCCAAGCGACCGGCGCGGATCTGCGGCAGCTCGGCCATCGTCACGCGGCGGCCGCCAAACTGCACGTCCTTGCCGCCCTCGAGCAGGTCAATTTCGGCCCGCATGTAGCGGTCCACCATTTCCTGTGCGGTTACAGCCATCCGCTGTCTCCTGTATCGATCCAATCGCCAGAAACTGACGGTGGGTCTGGTTGGGGGGATGCCGGGGGATCTGCTACTAGGGCAGGCTCCGGCTCGCTTTCGGGTTCGCTTGGCTGCTCAGCGGCTGTTTCGTCGGCCTCCTCGTCAGCCTCGGGGGAGGGTTCCAGCGACTGTGCTTGAATCTTGTAGGCCTGCACTGCTGGGTTCTGCAGGGCCAGCACCTCAAGGTCCAAGCCGAACTTCTGCTGACTGATCCGCAGTGCGGCAAGCGCGTACACAAAGCAGTCGAGGGCTTCGTTGCGCCGCTTCTTGGCGTCCCAGCGCAACACGCGACGCCCGCGCACGATGACCCACACCTTGCTCTCGCTGGTCAGCTGCTTGAGTTCGTCGTCGTCGCAGATCAAGTCGTCTGCAGGGAAGTGAACAAGCCCAGGTACTGGGCGATCGCCATCAGGCTGCAGCTTGAGGCGGTTGTAGATGACCTCTTTGGCGTTGTCGGTACCGACCTCAGTCAGGTAGGTCTTGGACTTCTTGTCTTTTTTCTTCGGGAACGAGGCGATGGCCTTGCCGTAGGTACTGGCCCCGAATATCGGGATGACCCAGTGCAGACCGTGCTTGCGGCTCTGCTCCTTGACGGTGTCGGAGTGGTGACCACCGGAGTCCCAGCACCACCGCATCACGCCCATGACCGTGCCATCGGCGCGGGTGAACTGCCGGTGCAGCTCCAGCCCGACCTGCCGCAGCAGCTCGATACTGGACGGGTCGCCCGTAAGCACCCGCCGATAGATCAGCCATGACTCTTCGCCAGAGCCAAACGCCCATACCCGCAGCTCGTAGCGATCGTCCTGGGTATCGATCGATCCCATGAGTACCAGGGCGCGCGCCGGCACCTGCGCCGGGTAAACCTCGCGCCGCTCGCGCAGCTGCTCCCAGCTGACCTTTTCCGTTTCATCCTCTTCCCACACCTCACCCAGGGTGGTGTTGACGAAGGTTTTCAGCTTGCCGCGGTCTTTGCCGACCTCGACGCGCTCGGCGGCGATCTCCACCCAGGTGGTGAAGGTCGAATAGATGGTCCAGATGTGAAACGTGACCGAGCGCGGCGGCGCGATCGGCTTATCGTCAGCGCGAAACCACGACATGCTGTCACGCGTCCACACGCCGGTCCGGTCGCAGATATAGCGTCCGGTCTTGGCGGCCGCTTCGACCATTTCGTGGTACTCGAACGTACCGCCCTGGCAGTGCTCACACAGGTACCAGGCCGCTACCACCTCGCCGTCCTCGCCCTTGCGCCACTTCAAGCCATACGGCTCATCAGGCCCGCCCCATTTCAGGGTCTGCTCGGCGCCGCAGCATGGGGCCTTGATGTGGAAGCGCATGTACCGCGAAGACTTCTCGGCGGCTCGGCTGACCTGACAGGCACCGGCAATACCAGGGGTCGAACCCCTGATCGACTTCTTGTAGGTCGAACCCTCCAGGCGCTTGTCGCCCAGCATCGTCGGTGCGCCTTCACCCTCGATGTCGGGGTCGAACTTCGACAGCTCGTCGTAGACCACCTCATCGGGGCTTTTCTCGCGGTAGTTGCGGGCCGCTTTGCCACCCAGGCACCACAGCATCTTGCGGTTCTCGAAGCACTTCGAGTCGATGGTGTTATCGCCGTGCTTCTTGCCGTGCCACGGGGCCAGGGCCAGCAGCACCGGCACGTCACGAATCATCGTGTCGACGTGCCTTTTCATCATGCCTTCCGCGTCCGGGTCGGTCGGGCAGTACATGAGCAGATTGCGTTTCTTGTGCTGAACCTTGTAGCCGTGGTTCGCCATCAGCATCTTGGTGTAGCCGATCCGCGCAGACTTGATCAGGTTGACGATGCGGATCAGGTCATTGCCCATCGCGTTGAGCAGCGCGACCTGGAACGGCGCCGTGGTCCACCGGCCTTCCTGATAGGACGACTCGGACGACAGGTAAAAATGCTTGTCGGCCCACTCAACGGCCGACAGGGGAGGTTCTTTGTAGAGCGCGGCCAAGCCACGCCTGACCGCTTCACCCAGACTCTTTGTCCAGGGCGGCGACGTACTCATCTAGCAGCTCCGGTATGGTTTCGGCCAGACCGGCCGCTTCGTTACGCGTAACAGCAATCTCCCGCTCGAAGCTCTCGATGAAACGGATCTCGAGGTCGGGGTGTTTGAGCTTCACTTTCTTGGGGATCGTGTCCAGATAAGAGGCCAGCAGAGCGCACAGCCTGGCCAACATGAACGTGGCGAAAGCGACGGGGACCAGCTCCTTCTCCCCTACCCGGTTTTTCCGGGCCTGGGCGTCGGCCTGCTCCTTGGTGAGCCGCCATCGCTCGAAGTCGATCTTGTGTCCGATCAGCGGATCGATGTCGGCAGCACCAGGTTGTTGTTTCCCCGTCTGGTGCTGCAGGCGGTTGTCGAGCACCGACCGGGTGTCGTAGAAGGATTCGCGGCCGATCTTCGCAACCGGCTCAACCCCCCATTTATCAAAGGCTTGAACGGTGATCCCGAGGCTTTCGGCCATGCTTTTCTTGTTCAGCCAATACGGCTTGCGTGCGATCGTTGAAATGGCCATAGACGAAACAACAACCAACCTCTGAAATTGGGTCGTACATAGCGAAGAAGCGGGGCCCGAATTACCCCCTACCCCCGGTACCCTCGGGAGGACCCGTCGAAAATGGTCAAAAATCGACCAAAATCGACAGAATCGACCCCCGCGCCCCCCCCCTAACCCCTGCAAACCACGGAATACGCGGCCTCCAGCATATCGGCCTGGAAACGGTCAGGTTCGAGCGGTCAGGATGGCATCACGTAGGGCGCGGTCGAGCACAGTCGGGCCGTGAGCCTTGGCGATGTTCGAGGCGATCTTGAAGAACGGGAAAATCACGCGGTACGAAGGCGCGCTGTCGGTGAACAGGAAGACGGGCTTGGCCGCTTCACCGAAGGCAGTATCTTTGCGCTCCCATATGCCCTGCTCATCGTTGACCGTGCCGGTGAAGTAGCGCTTGGCATTGCCCTTACGTTGGCTGCGCTTGCTGCCGGTGGCATTGGCCTGGAAGCCACTTGCCGACTCAGCAGCACCCAGACCCGACAGGATGCGAGTCATGGTGCCGCGCGAAACGTTGCCGTACTGGTTGAGCAGGTCGTTGACCGGCACCGCGTACTGCCCGGACTTCATCAGCCCCTTGGCGATTAGCGACTTCTCGAACCGCTTGTGGGGCCGCTGCCCACCCTGGACGGCCTGCTGCAGGTAGGCATCAGCAGGAATGCCAGAGGTCCAAGCGTCCTTGAAATAGACTCTGGCCGGGCGGTTCTTGGTGGCCGCCTGAACGAACAAGCTGCGCATCGTGGTCGGCGTGGGCCGGTCGATGCGCTGCTTCATCACTTCCAGCATGCCGGCCTTGATCTGCTGGGCCAGCCGGGTCTGCGCAAGGATCTGTGCGAACGGGATCTGCCGCTTCTGGATGTCCGAGAGTTCGCGAGCCAGGGGCACGCGGTCGATGTCCAGTTTGAAGTCGATCATGGCTGGCTCCTGGACACGTTAGACGTTAAGAGGGATGGAATTGCGCATTGCAGCCCTCGCTATAGGGAGAGGTAGCCAGAGAGGTGGCGGACTCGTAGGTGCTCATATGCCCCTGCAGCGCAAACGCAACAAAGGCGACAACAACAGCCAGAAGCGGCCGGGCGATCATTGCGAATCAACCTTGCGGCTGGCCCATTGGCGACCCAACTGGCGGACCTGCTCAACGCCGAGCACGCCGACGAAGCCAGCGACTGCATAGGCGTAGCCGCCGGTCATGCCGAACTTTTCCGCGCCGATGCCGACCATGAAGACCAGCACACCACCCAGCGCAGCCTCGAGCAGGCGGCGATCCCAGCGGGGTTCTTTGTCGTCGTATAGGATTCTCAAGTAGCTAAGAATAGTGGCTAATGCAGCAGGCAAGCCGTGATCGCGTAGAGCGGCCGCAAGCATGACCCAGAAATTTGGGTCTTTTTCAGGGGGCATGTTTGGCATCTCAGTACCATCCCAACAGGGATGCAAATTTAAGACGTGAAATCAGGCGCTTTTGCGCAACCCGACAATGAAATAGGAAAAAAAATGGAATTTAAAAGCACTATAAAATGGCTTCTCGAGCACCTAGACTTATTGGTCGCAATAGCAGGCAGCTTGCTATCTGCGGTCATAGCAGTTTGGGGGACATCGCAATCTAATAAAAACCATCAGACAGCCTTAGACGCTTCAGAAAACGCTAGAAGAGAAGATGCGAAAGCAGCACAGAACCTTCTTGACGACGAGCGCCTATTACGATACAGCCTTGCCACTTTAGAACGTTCTTATCTAGCATTGCACGGCCCTACCCCTGATGTAGCGATACCTCCACTAGACCGTCTTAATTGGTTGACCTCTGCAAGACTCATACTCGCATACAGGGAAGCAAAAGCGGGAATCAAAGACACACTTCTAAGAAAAGAGTGTGACAACCAAGAGGATTACTGGAGAGAAAAGTACTATCTATTGCTAGAGCCACTAGCAAAAGAAAACCCTGAATACTTTACAAACCTAAGCACTGAGAGATGGAAGTCCGCCGCAATTATTGTTCACTCTTTTGCTGAGTGGCCTAAGAACAAAAAAGACTTGCTTGACGACTATCACCCTATAGATTCTGCATTGCATAAGCTGCCGATAAACCCTATTTGGGCAAACCTAAAAACAGTACTGGACGATGAAAAAACAAATCCTAACAAAGAGGTCCAACCAGGCGAATGACAGCCAGTCCAGCTCATGGCAGACCAAAATTCTCAGACGTTATCGTCTACATTAAACAAGAACCCCGGCTGACTGACCGGGGTTTTCAGTGTCACTTTGCGTTGCAAGCTGGACACGCTGCTATAGAAACAGGTCTTTATCCGCGCGGAAAGAACTTTTTAAGCTGCTTCTCTCACCTGCTCCAGTGCGCAGTCAATCCAGGCCACTCCGGCCTTGATCAGCTCGCGTGCTTTGGCTTCGCTTATCTTGCTTTCTCGGGCCACACGGAGGGCAGGCCACTTTGCTCCGAAATACAGCCAAAGGAAGTCGCCCATCTGCTGGTCACGCTTGGTCAGACGTGCCAAGGCACCATCCACCGCGAGGGCCAGATCATCGGTAATGACGTACTGCTTCATGCCTCCTTCAGAAGGTACGTGATCACGCATGAGCCCAAACAGAGGCGAGACGTAACGCGGTATCCCCATCCCGTCCATACGCCACCACCCCCATTGTTCAAGCATGTACTCGGTATCACCCAGGGGCTTGTCCGTGTAGGTTCGTTTTTTCATATGCTGCTCAATCCCCAGTGAAGTTGGATCCGCCCGCGCCGCGTCGGTTGGAACCTTGGTAATGCTGCTCCGGCCCTTGCATCACGCTAGGCCTTTTCATCTGTTTTATTTCTCGCTCTGCCGCTTGCAACTTGAAGCTGAGCTGGGTCACCAGGTGCTCCAGTGAAAGCACCAACCTGGAACCTTCAACAACCCAACCTGACCCGTTGCAATCCGTGCATGCCAGCTCAAAAAACACGCCTTCTACCACTGCCCTGCCCTTGCATGTCGGGCACTTGATCAGGTCCAAGCGGGGCTGCTCAAAGCCACGGTTGGTGCTCTTTTTCACGTTGTGCATTCTCCTCTGTAATAAATTCGTCGATGGGGCTGCGCGCCTTGCGTGGCTTGGCTTGCGGCCCGTTGTGAGAAATTGCGGATTGCACGCCTGTCAACTTGTGAATGGCTGCGAAGCCGATCCCGTCAAGCCATTCGTGCCACTGCTCCAATGCGTCTCGACGCAGACCGTTTGCCTTGGTCTTGATGTAGGTGTCAGCAACCTTCCCCAGCGAGTGATTCAGCAGCATTTCGCCAATGAAACCGTCGACGCCCATGTCAAGCCATGCCGTGCGGGCGACCTTGCGCAAGTCGTGACTCGACCAGGCCCGGCAGGCCAGACGGCGGAAAATGGCCGAGGCCTGGCTTTCACTCAGCGGCTGCCCCTTACGACCAGGGAACAGGTACTGTCCGCTGTACCCAGCTGTGATTTGCGCAGCCCGGTACCGCCGTAGAAGCGCCGACACGCGGGAAGTCAGCGGTAGGCGGTGTTCGGACCGCGTTTTGGTACGCACTGCGGGAATGACCCACTCCGCATGGCTCAGCGAGAAGTCCGCCCATTGCGCCTGGCGAGACTCGCCCAGGCGAGTACCGTGGCAGATCATCAACAGCACCAGCATGGCCTCGGCAGGCTTCTGCTCGAATAGCGCAGCCAACGCGGGTACCACCTCATGCAGATGATCTGCGCGCAGCCGGCCATCCTTCGGCAGAATCTTGGTCTTGATGAAGTGGGTAAACCGCATCTCAGCCATTGGGTTCGCGGCAATCAGCCCCAGCTCACGCGCCTTACCGACAGCTAGGCTCAACACGCGAAACATCTGCCGAACGTAGGCCGTCGAGAATTGTGACTGGGCTGGCCACATCAGCAGCTTGTCGAGCATAGCCGCTGTCAAAAGAGAGATTGGCAGCTCATCCAGGCGCGGCAACAGTTGCTTGCTAATCACGGTCCTGACAGTCCCCTTCCAAGAATCGGAGAGCGAAGCGTCATTGCCTACTCGGTCACTGAACCACCGCAGCAGATCGCCTACGGTCACCAGGCCTTCCAGAGCCACCGCATCGTCAGGCCGACCCAGCAAACGCTGTCGCAGGGCAGGAAGCTCTGCAAAGATCGCCGTTGCGCCGTATTCGGGAAAGCGGGCAAGTCGGTTCCACTTACCGCGCACGACAAGAAACCAGGTGCCGGCCTTTCGGCTTTGATCAAAGCGGAACCGCAAACCTGGGTGGCGTGGATCCCGTAGATCTCGCACGCCATCCACCATGGCCTGCCGCCGAATCTCAGCGTCGGATACTCTCATTACTGCGGTAGCGCTCACGCGGGCACCACGCCTTCGCTGATCAGGATGGCCTGGGTGCGCATGACGCCCTCGGCGTGGTACTGGCGTGCGGTGGCCCGGTCGATCACTCGACTGCGGCCGTCGCACGCATCATGGCAGGCGCTGCACGCCCAGGCACCCTGCAGGTCGTTCGGCTTGCTGCCCACGCCACAGGTTCCGGCCATGCGGTAATGCGCCAGCACGGTCGTCTCGGGGTTGCCGTTGCACACGTCTGGTACACGCACCTGGCATTCTCGCCCGCGTGCGGCCTTGGTCAGCTTGCTCTGCTTCACGACTTCACCTTCAGTTGGGCAACAGCAACGCGCGCCTGGCGCTTGCGCAGGTAGGTATCGACACGCTTGCGCTGCAGGTCCTTCTTGCGCTGGCGCTCTTTGCTGATCTTCGAAACGGCCAGGATCGAGCGGACCTCCCCCAGCTTCTCGCGGACATGGGCGCTGGCCTGGGGGCGGACCTCACCGGTGAGCAGGCCGACAATCGCCTGCCCGTCCTCGGTGGTGGGCGCGATACGCAGGTCGGCCACGTACTTGGCGCCACGGTCATGGCTGATCAGCTGTGCACGGACAGCCGACTCGATTGCGGTAACGCGGCGCCCGGCGTCGAAGCCCAGGGACACCTCCCACACAGCCGGGCGATCCTCGGCGCGCGCGAAGCTCACCAGCCGCTCGTAGGCGCTCATGAACGCCATCCGCGCCCCGACTTTGTCGTTCGCCTCGAGGATCGGGGTGGACGCGATCATGGCCTGGCGGATCTCGGCGGTCAGCACCACGGTTTCGTACTCGTCGCTGGCAGCGAGCGCGATCGACCAGGCTTCGTCCTTGCCTGGCCGGCCATCTGCAGCGTGGATGTGCTTCAGGACCATGCCCAGCGACAGGCGTCCGGCTGGCTCGCGACGGCACGCGCGCAGTGCGGCGACGATCACCTCGGGTTCGTGCGCTGACAGGTCTTCGGCGATCAGCTTGGCGCCAGCAGCACTGATGGTCTGGCCCATGGCTTCGGCGGTGGCGCAGATGGCCATGGCCAGCTCGGCGATATCGTCACAGGAAAGCATTGCGTTTGCTCCCTTGGCTGTTGCGAATGGCATCGGCGGCGTCTTGGGCGGCGTTCATGTTCGCCTGGGTTTGTTCCTGCTGGCGCGCCGTGGTGGCGTTCATCTGGCGGTTGGTCACCCACTGGGTGTGGTAGGCCTCGCACTTGGTGAGCAGGTCGCCGAGGTTGTGACAGCCGTTGATCAGCCTCGAGTCGTTGATCGACACGAAGTACGCGGCGACCTGGTGGGCGACGTCGATGCCCAGGCGGTCGATCAGCTGGCCCAGCTGGCCACCGACCTTGGCGTTCCACACCGGCCAGGCGCTGTAGCGCTTGCGGTAGGCCATCGCGTAGTTGGCCCAGGCTTTGAAGGTCTTGCAGGTCTGGTCCTTCGGCCCTGGCATGTCCTCGGGGATTTCACACCGGGGCCCACCAGCCGGGACCAGCGTCAGACCCGTGGGTTGCGACGGCGCAGCCGGGGCATCCTGCAAGCTGTGACTGGTATCCTGATTGGTATCCTGATTACTGGTATCTTGATTTGTCGGAGATTTTTCCGACCCTGGCTCGGATTTTTCTCCGACCTTGCTCGGATTTTTTTCCGAGGTAGATCGGATTTTTTTCCGACCTCCTGCCCCGGCCTGTTGGGTCGGATATTTTTCCGACCCATCCTCTTTCTTGTTCCACGCTACAGCCTTCTCGGTGAGGCGGAACAGGGTCACGTTCGACGTGCTGGACAGCTCGATCAGACCGACGTCCTGCAGGGCCTTCAGCATGCGATAGGCCGTGTCCGGCTTGTCGGTCAGCAGCGGCAGCTCTTCGATGATCTTGGCCTTGCTCAGCACGAAGAAGACGCCATTGTCCGTGGTGATGGGCTTCGCCCAGCTCGGGCAGCCGTACACGAACGCGAACAGCAGCGCCTGCTGGGAGTTCAGCCCCCACTCCAAGGCCTTGACCTGGTTGATGGTCAGGGTGAATTGCATGTCAGGTGCGCTCCATGGGGCGCTTGGCGGCGGTACCGGAAACGACCGGGGCGCCAGCGATGTTTTTCTCGGCCAAGTAGGTCAGGCCCTTGGTGGTAACCAGCACGCTGAAGGCGGCGCGCTCCTCGCCCGTTTCCTGGTCCGGCTTGAGCGACGTCACCTTGTGCTTGAGCAGGCCGGCGGTGATGCGAGGTTGAAAGGCGACCCAGCGCGTTGAACCCGCACGCCGGTAAATCCAGCGGTTCTGCTCCATCCAGGCGAACAGCTTCGCCGGCGCCAGCTGCAACTGCTTCGCCGCGTCGGTGATGCAGATCGCGCCGCCAGCGCCAGCCAGCCGGTTGATGGCCGCGACCTTGGGGGCCTGCTTGGCCAGGACGTCTTGCAGGCGCTGGTTTTCCTCGGCCTTGTCGGCAGCCAGGCGCAGGGCCTGGGCGAAGGTGGTCGGGATCTGGACCTGAGCCACCACGCGGGCCTCCAGCTCCTGCCAGCGGTCGATGATCTTGGCGCGCAGCTCGGCGTTGTAGCCGGAGACCAGCACCAGCGCATCACGCTGGGTGAGCAGGAATTCGGGGTAGCTCTGACCGTTCTGCGGGTGCAGATAGGGGGTCTCCTCAGATTTGAGGACACCCCTCTTGGCCAGGGATCGGGCGTCGCGCAGCACGTTGTCGTGGCTCTTGCCGGTGAGTTCGGCAACCTCGCGGGTCGACATGAGCTGGGATGGCTGGGCCTGGACTGTGAGGGTGCTGCAGGTGGGGGTGTTGCGTGCATCGAGTGCTGTGTGCATAATCGACCTCGATTCGTTGTTGAAGAAACCGCCCGGCCAGGCGGTTTTTTTATGCCTGTAATTCAGGTACTGGATGGATCATCAGTCACATTGGGAATCTGTTGGCAAAGGGCTATGCCAGGGATAATCCGCTTCAAATCAGGCGGCTGTGAGTGAAGGACTTGGCGGGAAAACGTCGTCCAAGGTCACCTCCGCTCCATGCTTGTTGAGAGCCGCGACGATCCTTCGGCACTCTTCAAGACCGGGCTTGCGACGGTCGTTTTCGTAATGAGCAATCGCGCCTTGCGTCACACCAACCGAGTCGGCCAGCGCGGCCTGGGTTATGCGCAGGCTTTCGCGGATAGTTTTGATGTTCGACATAGCGTTTCTCCTGATATCTGGCTCAGATATTACGTTTAGTAATTTTTATCCGCAAGCATCATTACGGTTCGTCAGTGGGCGCAAGCCCTACAGGACGTAATAATTACCCGATGAAGAAATGGAACGAGCTGGCAAAGGCCAGGATGAAAGAACTGGGGATCACCCAGGATAAGCTTGCCGAGCACATCGGCGTGAGCCAGGGCGGCGTCGCGCACTGGCTAAGCGGACGGCGTGAGCCCTCGCTGGATGTGATAGCGAAGGTCCTAAAGTATCTAGGCCTTCCAGAGATGGTCGTTGGACCAATCTCCCTCCATCCCGATAACAACGTTGAGATGACCCTCCAGCCTACACGGTCGTTTTCGTACCCAGAAATCAGCTGGGTTCAAGCCGGCAGCGCCAGGGAGGCAATCGATATGGGCAATGTAGCCCTATGCCCACAACACACCTCCGACGTATGGGCTGGGGAGGAAGCTTTCTGGCTACGCGTTTCGGGAAACTCCATGACATCAAGCGTGGGCACCTCTTTCCCTGAGGGCACCTTGATTCTTGTGGCTCCAGATATTGAGCCTCGTTCGGGGCAATTCGTGGTCGCCCGGATGATCGACTCCAACGAAGCCACCTTCAAGCAACTGTTCCGGGATGCCGGCGAGCTGTATCTGAAGCCACTGAACCAGTCCTACCCAACCAAGGTGGTCGACGATACTTGGGAAATCGTTGGGACGGTGGTCGATGGCAAGATGCCAACGTCTGTATTCCTCTAGCTGACGCCTCCAGGCAGTCACCGCAGCCCGCCATTGAGCGGGCTTTTTTTCGTCCTCTCGAAAAACATTACGGAAGGTATTGACCTGTAATATTACAACGCGTAATGTTTATTACATCGCGGCGCTGTTTGCTGCCACCGCTCTTTACACAACCAGACGTGACCACCTCGACGCACCCGGGCCCTCACCTGGGTCGGGACAAGCTAAGTCGTCGACCATGCAGCCTCTGGATAGCTGCCGGACTCCCCTCATTGGGAGGACGCCAGACCATGCAGCCAGCCAGGAAGAACACTGTCCACGAAATGTGTGACCCGGCCAGGTGGGGATAGCCGCGGCGCGGCATGGTTTGGATAGGTTTCACCGATTGGCCTGCACACGCGGGCCAGACGGGAAACCAACCAAGGAG